ATCCCACGCTCAACGTCGTATGGCATGGGTAGCAATAAGTGCTATGATAATTTTTACCATAGGACTATTTGCTCCCATTTTCACTGATAGTAGAATTAATGCCTTGGCGGACATACTTGGCTTATTCTACATTGCCCAGGCTGGTGTCGTGGGTGCATATATGGGAGTCTCCGCATGGATGAGCAAAAAATAATTAGTCTCTTCGAAGAAGTAAAAAGATTAATTTTCGGCGGACGTAAACCAAAAGAAGAGGATGAAAAGCTCTCTGAATTTGAATACGCTCGCAGGTACAGCAAAACTAACTCTATGGCACAAGAGTAATGGATGTATATGTTCAGAAAGGGGCCTTCCCCGAAACTCTCTGCAATTTAATTAAGTATGATGCTTATAAACAGCATTTGCCAGTAGCCGGCTTAATTGGTTCTGCAGAAGAAGACAGACTTAGATCCTCTGAAGTACGTTGGCTACGTAGAGGAGATAGGTGGAATAACCTTTTTGAACTACTAGAACAAACAGTTGCAAAAGTAGGCTGTGAGTTCTTTGATACGTTTGGCTTATCCCTAGAACCCATACAACTCAGCACCTATATGCCTGGGTGCTACTATGGCTGGCACTCTGATTACTCCCCCGAAGTACCTCGTAGACTAAGTTTTTCCATACAGTTGGATACCTACGAAGAGTACGAGGGAGGAGATTTAGAGTTCAAAACAGCCGCCCTTCCCGAAAGTGCCACNGAAAAAGGCACCCTCATAATATTCAAATCAGAACTCTGGCATCAAGTCACTCCCGTGACTACTGGAGCACGCCATTCTTTGGTAGGCTGGTTTAGGTGAAACAAGGAGATTTGTTCGAGGAGGAGGAAGAAGACCTCACCCTCTGGCAAGCAGTAAAACAAGACCCTAAGAACTCCTCCATGTTTTTAGTGGGTATTCTTATCTTCCTTTTCATTATCCTTCGCTGAAAATACTTCTTGACAAAAATCTTTATTTTTGAGATAATACTTTTTGAAAATTGAGGAGAAGCAAATGAAAGTTGACTTAGAAGATTATAGAGATTTTGTTTTGTCGGTAACGTCAGAAGAGAGTTTGAGACATACTAAGTTCATGGATCGCTTGGCTAGTCTATCTTGTAGAAGAATTGACGAACCTGAAGTAAACTGGCCTCAACTTCTTACCGCAGCTATCGGCCTGTCGGCCGAAACCGGCGAGTTCGCAGAGATCGTCAAAAAGTGTCTATTTCAAGGGAAAGAGATGACCGAAGCCACACATTTCCATGCAGTTCGAGAACTAGGGGATGTTATGTGGTACTGGATGCAAGCAGTTCATGCCCTAAATATGTCACCAGATGAGGTAATTCAAGAAAACATTCGAAAACTGGAATCAAGATACCCAGGCGGATTCGAGGCAACTCGTTCCGAGAACAGAAAAGAGGGTGACATATAGTATACTTTCTATATTGGCCATGGTCGGCTATGGTTGGGTTGTCTATTTCTGGATACGACATTTTGCTATACCTATGGCAAAGGAGATAACAGATATGGGTGATATAATTTGGTGGTGGAAATACCCCACAGTAGAAGAACAGAAATCCGTTCTTGAGGAGCAGAGTAAAGAAATTGAACGACAAACAGAAGAAATCCTTAAAAGACTTCAAGATAAGTGATTACAATATTGAACCGCCTATTTACCATTCGGTAGAAAGGCCGGAACATTATAGTAGTGGACAAATTGAATGTATTGACGCAATGGTCTCTGCTTTTGGAGAAGAAGCAGTAGAGGACTATTGTAGAGTGAACGCCTTTAAATACGTCTGGAGAGCCGGAGAAAAAGGCGATGAAGAGACAGAAAAAGAAGATATTAAGAAAGCAATATGGTATCTTCGCATGAGTATCGGAGATGACCCCCGTGGCAGGTAGTCGTGGAGTAAAGAAACGATCACATGAAAAGCTAACTGACGTAAATATTCAACACGTAATGGGACTGCTACACGCACCAAGTCCAATTACTAAAAAAGAAGCGTGTTCTATATTAAACATTAGTTATAATACTACAAGACTCAAAACAATAATTGATGAGTANGTAGACAAGAAACAGTACCGTGACAAACGGAAATCTGAGAATAGAGGAAGACCTGCATCAAAGTTTGAGATAACAAATGCTATCGAATCTTTTTTGCATGGTAACAATATTTCAGACATAGCTAAAAGAATGTACCGTTCTCCTTCCTTTGTAAAAGGGATTATAGAAAGAACGGGAGTGCCGAGAAAGAGAAGTAAAGAAGAGAAAGGGGGAAGTTATTCTCCTTATTTTCTACCCGAAGAATGTGTTAGAGATACTTTTGATGTAGGTGAAATAGTTTGGAGTGCGGATTACGACCAAGCTGCTGAAGTTAGATTAGAAATGACTAATATGGATTATGAAGCAAAATATGCTTCAAAATGTTACCAGATATATGTATTTGAAAAACTAGAGTGGAATTCAGATATGTTAGTAAGTGGTTGGGTAGGAGAGCAGATGGTAGGTTTTACAGCCTATTCACAGGCGTATGATTTAGGCAGTCTGAAACACCTGGAGTCGTATGGAGTAGACGTAGCGAGATTACAGGGGTGAACAATGACAATGATAGAAATGCTGGCAGCATATGGGATATTCATAGTATCGGGAGCGATTACCATGATGTTCATTATATACATTCCAGCAGTACAAATAGTGAGGAGAGTAGAACCAAACCACCCACTGCTGTGGCCTTTCGCGACAGTTCTTGGTGGAGTAGGTATGTTTATACTTTTTTTATTGAGCGGGCCAATGATGCTTTTTGTCTTAGCTCGCAGGGACACATTTTTAGAGAATTTTATAAAAGGACTATTAAATGACAGTTAGAAACAGCTTAATACAAGCATTACTTTCCAAGTATGAAGGCGATATGGCAGAAGCAAAAGCTAATATTGAAGTATATTTGGAGAATCCTGCAGGTATAGGAGACCATCCAGATGTTGTATCTGCTATAGATATGCAAGTAGCTAACTATGCTACTGCAAATGAAAAGTGGGATATAGTATCTGATAAGTTCGGAGAAGTCTATGACGACTTCATGGAAGGCGAAGAGATATAATGGCTGCACAAGTAACAGAAGTTATAGATTGGGAAAAGGTGATGAAAGACCAAGGTGCAGAACAGAATAGACATCTTTATGAAGCATACGCTAAGATAGTGGCGCTTCAAGAAGAGAACGCTAAACTTAAAGAAGAATTAGAACAGTTCGATAAAACAAGGTTTGTAGAGTGAACTGTTCTCAGTGCAAATCAACAGAATACGAAGAGGCATCTGAAATAGTACAGTTCCTGTACAATAACAGACAAATTGCTGTAATCGTACCTGTAATGACTTGCTGGGACTGCGGCCACAAGTGGACGGATGAGAGGGCCAAAGACATACAGTATAAGGCTATTTTAGAAGCAACTTAAAAATAGTTCTTGACATATATGTTGATTTTTGGCATAATATTTAAACATTTTCGGAGAAATAAAAATGGCTTGGGATGACGATAAGAAAGCACAAGCGGTTACTATGTACGAGGAGCAAGACCCAACTCCAGAGACTAGTATGGAAATCGTAAAAGATATAGCAGAAGAATTAGATGAAAGCCCGAATGGGGTTCGCATGATTCTTACTAAAGCAGGGGTATACGTTAAAAAGTCCCCTGCAACAAATGGCAATGGTGGCTCTACTGGCGGATCTGGCCGAGTAAGCAAGGCCGCTATGCAAGAAGAGTTGATAGCAGCAATTTCAGACGCGGGGCAAACTGTTGATAATGATATTATTGATAAGTTGTCTGGAAAAGCAGCACAATACCTTGCAGGAGTAATCACTGCCATAAATAACTAGCTGGTAAAGCTAGTTCGGCTTGGGAAGGTTCGCCTTCCCAAGTCTTTTTTCTACCCAGAAAAAACAACCTAGCACCTCGTTGATGTGGGTTTCTAACTAGGAAATCCTCGTGACAAAAAATGAATTTATAGACGCAGTATCTCGACACGGAGATGCTATAATAACGTACAGAAGTACGAATTCCAAAAAACTAAAGTACAATGTCTGTACCCTAGACTTTTCCACCCCCTATATACAAGGTAAGAAAAACAGAGCAAAAGAAACGGACAGCAATGTCTTACTTTTCTGTTGGGACACTGATTCCTACAGATTACTTCGCCCTGATAATATTACTAGTATAGTTCCTTTAGCTAGTGTACTCCGCAATGGAGACAAAAGATGATAGACATATGGCAAGCTCCCGAAGAATTTAGTCGTATAGTTCATGTTTCTGAAGATGGAGACTATCAAGTAAGATTGACAGTTAATACCTTTAGAGGCAAGGAATACTTACATCTTAGAAAATACTATATGAGCTTTGAAGAAGAATGGCTTCCCACTAAAGACGGAATAGCCCTACCCCTAGATTTGGATAACTCTTATCAGTTGTTTACTGGTCTAGTGGAGATTCTGTCTTTGGCGGAAAGTCGTGATCGAGTACTTGAGCATTTTCAAGATGCTTTCACCGAAACTTATATTAGTTCTTGACAAATTCCCGATTTTTTGACATAATATATCTCAGAAATTAAGGAAAAGCATTGAGACTTAAATCACAAGTTATAGAGCTATTAGAGACTGCTAGTAAGGCTTATTATGAGGGTAACCCCATAATGGAAGACGAGCAGTTTGATCGTTTGGCTGAAGAACATGATTGGGGAGAAGTCGGGTATAAGCATGATGGAGAAAGAACTCCTCATATGTTCCAGATGTATAGTTTACAAAAACATTACACGGATCAAGGTGCTGAACACCCTTTATTCACTTACGCCGACTCAATAATAACTACACCAAAGTTAGACGGAGCCTCTATAGCTATACAGTACAAACAAGGACTTTTAGATAAAGTACTAACCCGAGGAGATGGAAAAGAAGGTATAGACATTACATCTAAGTTTTTATCCCAAGTATGTTTTCTAATTCCTAAAGGAATTAATTATAGTGCAGGAGACATTCAAGTCACGGGAGAGGTTGTCTCTCCCAAAACAATACCCAATGCTCGTAACTACGCTGCAGGCGCATTAAACCTGAAGGATGTTACAGAGTTCCTCTCTCGTGATTTGACTTTTGTAGCTCATGGAGTTAGTCCTTATTTTCAAGATAGTTATACTAATGATATGCACAGATTACAAGGATTAGGATTTAGAACTATTCTAGATCGTGATTATAATGAGTTCCTTCAAGATGGTACTGTATGGAGAGTGGATGACAATAAAGATTTCACAGAGTTTGGACATACAGCACACCATCCTAGAGGAGCGTTCGCATTAAAGATAAGAAAGGAAGCAGTCATCACAACTCTGCTAGATGTAGAATGGCAAGTAGGAAAGTCTGGGGTAGTCTCCCCAGTTGCAATTCTAGAGCCAGTGCAGATAGATGATGCTACTATCAGTAGAGCAACATTACACAATATTGCTTACATTAATAGTTTAAATTTAGAAATAGGATGTGAGGTGAAAGTCATAAGGTCGGGTGATATAATTCCTAGAATTACAGGACGTGTGGAAAAATAAATCTTGACTTTTGTTGATTACTTTTGTTATAATATCCGCATACTTTGAGAAAAGAGCAAATGCAAAAACAAATTATTCCGCCAGAACTGTGCCCCAGTTGTGATTCAAAATTAGTATGGGAAACCGATGTCCTATACTGTAGGAACACTGACTGTAGTGCTAAAAATGCGAAGGTTGTTGAGCACTTTGCCCGAACCCTAAAGATTAAAGGATTAGGGCCAAAAAGTATCGAAAAATTAGGGTTAGAAAGTATTTCTGACATCTATTCAATGGATCGGAGTTTTATGGTTACAAGGCTTGGAAGTACGTTGGTAAGTGACAAACTGCTTCAACAGATACAAGAAAGTAAAAGAGCAGGTCTACAAGAACTGCTTCCAGCCTTTTCGATCCCTCTCTTTGGGAGAACCGCTAGCGATAAGCTGTGCAAAAAGATTTCAAGTGTTAATCAAATCAGCAGAGTCGCTTGTAGTAGTGCCGGTTTAGGCCCAAAAACAACTGAGAACTTACTCAGGTGGTATGAGACATACAAAACTTCGTACCATACCCTACCCTTTAGTTGGAAGGCAGTAGCAACTATAGAACCCTCTACGGAGGGGCCAGAAGTAGTTATTACAGGCAAACTTGTCTCTTTCAAAACTAAAGAAATTGCTAAATCCATACTGCAAAAGAATGGGTTTACAGTTAAAAATAATGTTACTAAAAGCACACAGTTTTTAGTAAATGAAAGCGGGNTTCCTTCTGCTAAGACCAAGAAAGCAGAATCAGAAGGCATCTCAATAGTAACAAACATAAATGAATTACTGGAGAAAAAATATGGCAGTACCTAAGTGGACTGAAGATCGTACCACAGAGTTAACCAACTTTGTAGGCGACGAAAGCCCGGTTTCTCAAGCAACCGTTGCACAAGCTGCAGAATCGCTTGAAACAAGCTCTCGTTCAGTATCTTCGAAATTACGAAAAATGGGCTATGAAGTAGAACTTGCTTCTGCTACTAGCACTCGTACTTTCTCGGATGCAGAAGAGTCAACTCTACAAACTTTTGTAGAAGACAACTCTGGCACGTATACTTATGCGGAAATTTCCGACACCTTTGCTGGTGGCAAGTATAGTGCTAAATCAATCCAAGGAAAGATTCTTTCTATGGAATTGACAGATCACGTTAAACCTGCTGAGAAGCCTATTAGTGTTAGGACTTACAGCGAAGACGAAGAAGAAACTTTCTTAAGTATGGTTTCTGATGGAGCATATGTTGAAGATATCGCAGAAGCTCTTGACCGTCAGGTAAACAGTATCCGAGGTAAAGCTTTGTCTTTCCTTAGAACTGGCGAGATCGACGCTATCCCTGCACAAAGGGAAACTAAGTCTGCCTCAGCGGTTGATCCGTTGACTGAACTTGGTGATATCTCTGATATGACCGTAGAGGAAATAGCAGAAGAAATTGGCAAAACTGAGCGTGGAGTTAAAACTATGCTTACCAGACGTGGCCTGATTGCATCAGACTACGACGGAGCCGCCAAGAAAGAAAAAGCCGCAGGCTAGTCTTTCTCAGCTAATGATTGGGTGGGTATCTTTGATGCCCGCCTTTTCTTGGCTTTGAAAAACGTAAGAATATAAGATGAATATTGCCTCAGCCCTACTCAGCTCAGTCATTAATGAACAGGATTTAGAAACCTGGGGTAACCTACAACTTCATTATTTACCTAAAGAATTTCACAGTATTTATCGAGCTATCTCTAAACACTTTGAGCTGGAAAATGCTCTTCCTACTTT